CTTCGGGAAGGCTTCGGGAAGGCTTCGGGAAGGCTTCGGGAAGGCTTCGGGAAGGCTTCTAAGCCTTAGAGAAGGCTTCTGAGTTATCCACAGGGTTTATCCACAGGCTATCCACACGATGGAGGGAGCATGGTCAGACAGGAAGAGGCACAAAGAACTCGGATGCCGTATCACGCCGAAAAGAATTCACACGCTCTTGGCAGGCGAGGGACGCGCGCTTTCTCTCAGGCAGGTCGAAAGGCGAGTGAAAACCATCTCTGAAAAGCTGTTTTCCTCCGCGCACGGATGATCCGCAGATTTTTGAGGTGAAAAAGGCACAAAAAAGCCCACGATTTCTCGTGGGCTCAGGCTGCCAAGGGAAGGTGTCAGCCGCTAAAGTGCAACGTCTTTTTTGTCAGACGTCAGCTCCGGGAAAAGCTCGTGCTGTGTGCCGCTCGCCGGCGTTTTATCCAGAAACATGTTTCGATGTTTGTCATAAATGCTTGTGAATTCGATTTCGAGACGGTCGCGAATCAATGAACCATTGTTATCACAACAATCCATCGCGTATTTGAGTTCGTTCACGCTAATTCTATACTGGTCGGCGATCTCTTTGATCAGCTTCACAAGTGCCTTCTCGATCAAATAGTTCATAAGGCCGTCAAAATTCATCTTTTCGGGCCCGCTCCCCTCGACGGTATCCAGAACGAGCATATACTTCTTTGCAATGTTCAAAAGAATTTCATTGTCAGCGGTCAACGTGAACTCGCACAGACCGCCAGCTTCTTTTTTCTCCATGGCCCGATCATCCTGGGGAAGTGTCACAACAGAATTTTGATTTTTTCTTGGTCTACCACGCTTTGCCATTTTCTTTTCTCCTTATCCTGCGAATGGCCAATGACGCAACCTGCACAATTTTCAATGTCGCTAAGCAGGTGCTTAACGACACATAAAATCATGCACCACGCGACGCAGTTTATCAGGCTTAAAATTCATGTCAACAATTTAAGGCAATTTTTTTGAGAAAAAATGCACAAAAAAAGGCCTTGAGGCCTTCCAAGTCTAGGGAAGGCTTCAAAGCCTTGCAAAGCCTGATTCGTCAAGAAGGAATAAAACCGATTTCAGGCTTAACGTGCCGGAGTGGAATCGAACCACAGGACGGAGTTTTTGTCTTTGAGCAAACTGAGTTAAATTTGCGGATCCGCCATCACCAAATCAACACAAGAAATCAAACGATGGCTTGCTGCATGTTGTTTGATTCGGCGTCAAACTCGCCAAACATGCAGCCCCATCGCTCAGTTGGCAAATTTCATCATACGCCCCCATTAAATGGCGACAATATGAATCCACCTCCCAAAAGTTAGTTAAAGTATATGGTTTTAACTAACTAACACAATCCGCTATCATTCATAGGAGCTCATCTATGAATGATTCCGATTGCTTGAAAGGAGAGTTCACGAAGCTCCTCTTCCACTCTACGTTTTTCTACCATATATAGAAAAATTGTGATGCCAAGGAATCGAACCTTGCTTGGATTGCTTTTGATGGATTAAACAAAAAAAACGATACCAAGCTCACCAGAAACACCACAAGCGTCGGCGATAACGCAACATATCGCCGGCAACGCATCGCAACGCAAACACAAACAACCAATATAATTCATGGGAACGAGACGTGTTAGGTTAAGAAACAATGTTCTGCGTTTTCTGATATGTGTTTTCGGATTTCCATATCAAGTTAATTGCAACAGTCTCACACCGAACGATATTGATTATTCAGTTTTCAGCGTGTAACGAAATCTGCAACGATTCGCGTTACATCGAAATGTATAACACAATGTTTCGAGATGTGCAAATAAAAAGCTATGCCATCTGAATGTCCTGTCCGTTTGTAATAAGCGCCATGGTTAAATCCTCCTATACTATGATCTGCGCATCGCGAGCGCGTATGTGACATTTGATGTCGTAGCTGTCAAAAGCGTGTATTCCTGTGATGATGATGTTTGATGTCCCTGTGGATCGATGCCGCCGTTAAGCGTTCCTAATGTATAAACGCCGCGCACTCCATATCCCACGCCAAGATTAGAACCCAGTCCTGTCAAGCAAACGATTGCGCCAACAGGAATTGTAACAGACGTGTCTAAATCTGTTACAGGCAACTTTACTCCACTATTGAAAACGGCCATCCCGTTAAAGGTGGCTAAATTATTAGCGGTAATGCTGGCGACCTCCGCTCCGCCCGACGCGTATAAAACGCCTTGCGATATTCGGGCATCGCCATAAACTTGGCATCCGCTGTAAAATGTAGCTTCATTGCTAAACTTCTTTTCCCCTTTAATCGTTTGCGCGTCGCCAGCGCTCGCATCGCCGATGCTATGCGTCGAAACAAATCGATCCAGCATATCCACACTCGCGTTATTTCCGACGGGAATCCCCTCAATATATGTAGAAGCACCGTCGAAAGTCAAATCGAACGGGACTTGAAAGCGCACTTCAACGCCTGTCATCGATTGCGGCTGTAATGTAATTCCGCCGTTGTTCAAACTACATACTGCGAATGGATACGCCGTCGCCGATCCTTGCGACATAGCCCGTAAACAAAAAGATTTGAGCGTAATCGCGTTTTGCAACCCTGCGTTACTGAACTCGATAATAATCTGCGCCGCCGTGTCTGTAACACTCATCGCTTTTAGCGTACCTTCCGGTGTGCTTAAAAACTGCGCATCTGTGGCACTCGGAATGTTTGCTTGCGCAATCGTGTTTTGACTACACCGACCTCCGACCATCTGAATTAATGATCCTGTCGTTGCCGCTGCAAGCATTTCAAAACCTTTTGTCGTTATGCCAAAGTTATCAAATGCCATCGTTAAACCCTCCTAAATATAGTATCCGTGTGGCTGCAATTCCGATTCAGGAATCCACGTATTTGTTTCGTAATTTTCATCCAGAATAAAGTAATAATTATCCGGCGTCTTATATGCGCGGAATTGCGCATCATCCGAACTACGCCATACTGTGACCACCGTGGTGGCGGCTTGATCTGTGTAATACGCTAAAACGAAGTATTGCACATTTGCGTAGAGCGTCGCACTTGTTTGGCACCTCAAAAAAGAATCCAAACTATAATTTACAAGCATATCGCTGCATGCAGGGCCAAACGCAAGCGCTATGCTACTTTGCTTTATGCCAAAAATAACACCATTCGGGAAATCGTCCCCGAGATAGTAAAGGCGCTCGTCCACTTTCCACAAAATCGGCGCTTGTGCTGTCGAAGTGAAATTAAACACGCCCGCATTATATGGCGTGTTCGATGGGTGAACCAGGATAAATAGAATCGTCGGGTGTACCGCGAAATCCGAACGGTAAAGGGGTTCGATCTCCGTAATGTTCGGTGCGTTTTTATATATACCAAACTGACCGTCTCGAACGCGTCTGAAAACCTCCGTTCCATCTGCATCCACGTTATACATCGCACCCACAATCTGTTTTATCGCATCATGCGGGAATAAAATATCACTTGTCCGTTGCACTACGCTGCTTGTTGCCGCTGCGTTCTGAACACTCATCAAATCGGCAAAGCGTTTTGCCTCTTTCATTGTCCAATTACTCAATTCCGTGTTGCTCATACGGATAGCGCGAATTATTAAAATTCCACCTCCAGACGCTCCATCTTCGTATTGAATCGGATTGAAGCCATATAATCCCCACGCATCGACATCACCTTTACAAGCGTCTGTGACCGCTGTCATTATTGCGTGTTCGTCATTTATCGGCGCGGGGTGAATGGGAATCTCCACGCCCGCCTCGTATGCAATGCTGTGGAGCGATGCCGTGACACGCATGAATCGGCGTACATTATCCGCGACTCGTCCCATCACATAATCGGGGAGCTGCGACAAATCGAGATTTATATGTAAATCGTAACAATGCAAAAGGCTTGAATCTATCACGTTGCCGTTGTCATCAAAAGCAATTGTGTCATCGATGGTCACGCTCATGCCGGGATAAATATATCGCATCAACGCTTTGACGGCCTCAATCGTTCCCAATTTGCGGATATTTACAATCTGTTCAAACAGGAATTGATCCCGAGCGGCACGCGGCAAATCAGGATAATAATCAGCAGTGGAATATATTTTATATGCCGCCTGTAAGTCATCCTCCGATAGTGCCGCAATCCCTTCAAGCGTCCACGGCGATTCGAGCGCATCTTTGAAGCTAACACGCTGTTTCATCCATTCGTCAAGCGCGTCGCACGCGAACTCATAGCCTTCGGCAAAGCGCGGCAAAAGTTTCATGGATTCGAGTTCAGAAAGTTTCATAATTCCCCCTTAAATCCAGTTCACCGTTGCATTATTCCACTGCGCCGAAATAATGAACTTTTTACCTACCCCTGGCTTGTGGTACGACGCGTTACTCTTGAACGTCGTGGCATACACGCCGTTTTCATCGGGCTTGCAAAGCAGGGCCTCTAACTCGGCTTCGATATATGGCGTGTTGAAATGTGTTAATAATTTCTCCCGATATTCTGCGAACACTCGCTCGAAATGGGCTTGCGCAAGCGAGATGCCGTCATTGTTCAGCGCCTGAAAACGTGTCTCGTAATAAATGACAATTCCGATTATGTTCAAATACTCGGCCTCCCCCTCGGTCACTTCAACATAATCGGTAACACATTTCACGGCATCCGAAGACAGATAATCGCGAATAATACTATTTATCATCATCTTGTAGGCCGTTGTCGCAATCGACGACACAAACAAAGTTTTAATCTTTACTTTTCCCGCCTCAAAACCTGTATCGCCGTCCCGTAAGCAATACACATCTGCAAGGATCCCGTCATAACCTTTTTTGGCCTCATACTCATAATACGACGCTGTGCCGACGGATAGCGCCTTTATTCCTTCAAGGACATACGCACGAAAAGCGGCGTCGTTCTCTGGTGTATATTCTTCCATGGAATCGATCGCGCCCTTAGATGCACTGCTCGCTATGAGTAGGACTGTGTCAGGCAGTTCGATCCCATCAGAGATCATTCCGTTATACTGGCTACCCAATTTGTCGCAGTACAAAAACAGGCTTACCGTCGTTCCATCGCTGGGCAACGATACCGGCGAAATATTCTTGAAGTCAACATTTTGCGCGGTCGTCGCCACGATCTGCCCGACGTCAAGAACTACTGTCGATCCCGATATACTTTCAAGCGCAATAGCCATACGTGACGCCGTTGCCCCCGGACGTGTAATCCCAAACGATGCCGCGATATTATCAAGCGCGTCGCCTGTCGCTGTGTTAATGCTGACGGCATCCGCACCGCGTTTTATGGCTTGTTCAAAAACCCGCAAAACATAAGATGCAACCGCACTGAACGCGAACTCGTCCGAACCGATCAAAAGCGGATTGCCCGTCTGCTCATAATATGCCGATTTGAATAAATCTAAAATTTGTTCTGTCGTGTATGGAATTAAATCAGCCATTATTATTGCTCCTGTATCCGCTAAACTCTATTGTGTATGAGTATTGCCCCAAAGCAAGGCCATCGCTTGTGTTTCTCGAAGTCACTTTTACGCCTGTCAGATTTGGATAATACTTCGCAATCTGTGCCTTTATTTCGCCTTTGCTCAGGCCGTAAGGTGAATCGACATTTCCAAGACCAAAACTCCGAAATAGGATGTGATCACCGCGCCGGCATTCGAGAAAGTTTTTTAAGCAATTTTCAATATTCATAAAGTCCTCACTTCATAAGTATTACGCGGCATCGGAACGCGACCGCTCAATAAACTCAAATTCACTTGCACAGCTTTGATAATTCCATCCGCATCCACGCTCAACGCGAATGATGCCGATTTTACCACAACGCGGCCCTGATTGACATTATTTTCTATCAAATCGCCTGTCTTTCCCACCGCGTCTTCAAGCTGATAAATGCGCGAAAGTAAATCAAGATCATGCCACTGTGTCAACGTGTAAGTGATCGACCAAGTAGGCGCCATCTTGAAGCGCCTTCGGGAAACATCTTGCGATACTCTTGTTTTGTCCCACGTCCGACGAACGGAAAGGGATAAAGAATCACCGCGTGAAACCGTGCAGGCAGCCGGAATTTCAAGCGGCTGTGCTTTGTCGAAAAGTATTTGGATCATGGTTTACACCTCATCGGGAGCTATTGGCGTCATCGTCGGCGTTCCAGATGTCGTTCCAGAAACAGCGCAAACGTGCATGTGCGAATTTAGCGATATTAAACCAGCTTTTACATCTCCAGACGCGTTTACGTTTCCACCTGCTTTCACATCTCCGGACGTCGTTATGTCATAATCAAAATGTCCCTTAAAATCAGCGTTGCCAAGCGCAACCATTAACGCTCCCATGCCTGATTGTGTGTTGAACACGCCATAAAATCTCGATCCTGATGCAATTTGGGAAGTGTCCGTCCTTGATAATGGAGGCAAAAAGAAAGTGCCTGAAATGCCTTCATCATAAGCCGAGTGTGCTTTGCACTGATTCCCGTCGATGCTATCAACAATAAATTCCCCAAAAGTCGTTGTTTCCATGATCACACCTTTATATAGCTCGCTTCAATGCTCATTTCATTCGCCATAAAATCAATTTCGTAATGCGTCACCATAGCAGGAATCCGCGTCGCGTTTTTGATGATATTTATCACAGAGAAAAGCCTGATCCGTTTATCGTAAGGGAGCGTCAATTTGATGGCGTTCTGCATGAATTGCGCATATTTCAGACACTGTTCAGCAACGCTTTTTTGATTTATCACACAACAAGAATCCACCTCAATGCAGGCACCGTCATCACTTCCGATTGTGTATTGATGCACATGGTCGCACCAAATTAGTTTCGTAATTGTTTCGGTCTGTGTATCTTCGTCGATGTAAGTTTGAAAATCCGTAGTTGATGACAATGTGTAAGGCACTGCGTGAAATGCTTTATTTGAGTAGTCCACAAGCAATCCCAGAGAGTTTTCGACTTCCTTCAATAATGAAATTTTAGTTTCTCGGCTATGGATATAAGCAATCGTTGTATTTGTGTCATCAGCCCAGCTGCTAAAAATATCGGGAAGCGTTGCGTTTGTTTTTGAGAATGTTTCGACCTGATTCCATTCGACAGGAAAAACAGAAAACCGAATTGACAAATCATCATCGACTAAATCAGCCTCGATAACATGAAACTTCCCATATCCATTGACCCGAACAGCTGCATCGGGATCGCCGATCAAATCGGACAAAACATCCCGTGAAACAAGTTTTGATCCATCTTGAAAAGCGATCGATAAATCACCACCTTTCTCAGTCAAAATCAGGTTTGTTAAAACTGTTTTATCGTCAAGCGAAAGTGTATTTCCATTAGCTGTGACTGTGATTTCTGGAAATTCTGCCTGATCTGTTTCTGAAAATATAAGCGCCTTCGTCCTCGATGCGTCTTTTGCTAGTGACACTCCTGTCATTGTCAAATCGCATTCAAAAGAAACAAGTTCACCGAGTTCATCAAAGACGTTTGTTCGCGTCATCGATGTGACCGCAAATAACAATTCTGCATAAAGCGGATTGCCTGCAAGATAGGCGTGTGTCGGCTCAGTACCTTTTGCAACAATATCGTCAGAAAGCAGATCATCCCATTTCGTAAATGATTCATCGGATGCCATGCAGACGGCCCTTGTGACATTTACACGCAGCGAAATTTCTGCATTGGCCATCCTCTGAAATCGATTGAATCCGCGCGCGTTCTGCACCGTCTCGGCCTGCTTTGCATAGCTCAACGCAGTGATAAATGTGCAAGGAATTTTAAGCGTCTGAATTGTGAAGTATTCCATTTCAACTCCATGGGCTGGGAATGATTGCCACTTCCTGAATAACGACATCGGGAATGTTGAGAATGTCGCCATCGTCGAACGTTATCACGTCACTGTAATAATAATCATTCGCCGAAATAATAGCATCCATCGCCATTTCCTCGCCTGTGGTTTGATATGTGACATAATCCCATGTTTGGCCGTTGTGTGTCCTATACTGCATATTTAGACCCTCGCCTTAATAAAAGTATTCCCCCACGTCGAACCTCGCACAGCTTGCGCCATGCTTGACACCGTGGGATTCGGTGCAATGTTAAAAGACTGCGAAAAATTTTGAATAATCTGCATCGATCGGCCTCGCCTGGCATAGTCTAAGGGCAAAACGAGTTCGCTGCCTCGCTCGCCTACAAGCGTCGGCCCTCGCGTGATTCCGCCTTGTGCGTCATTCGGCTCTAACCCTGATTGTTGTGAATTGTCTGTCGGCTCTTTACTGCCTGTTTTCTCGGCGAGCCAGTCAACAATCTCTTGAATTTTGTTCATGAGTTTCACACCGAAATCAGCAATTCCGGAAATGAAGTCAATCAAGCCATTCATGAGTTTTTCTATTTTCCCCGACTTTGCCCAATCGGCTAATTTATCAACGATCGGTCTGACCGCAGGAATCAGTTTTGATAAAAGTTCATCTTTCTCTTGTTGAAGTTCCCGGGCATCCATCGCAAGCCGTTCGGCTTCTGTCATCTTTACAGAACTGTCATTGGATGAAATTGCACTTGTTAGCGCGGCTGTATCGATTGCTTCAAGTCCCTTGCGTAACTGCGTCCGATTCTGCTGACCTCTAACGAACCAGTCAAAATTATATTTCTGCAACTGCTCAAATATATTGCCTTTCTTTGGATCATAATTCCGGATAAATGAATTTAATGCCTTCTCAAGCGTGGCATCATCATCGAAGGCGTTTGAGCCTTTCAACGCAGCATAGAGCGCAACGGCCTCCGATTGCGATATTTTACCACGTCCCAATCGTGATTCTGTGGAGTATTTTCGAGCGGCCTCAAGCGCTGCGTCATCGATGCCAGTAGCCGATTGAATACCGCGCATCCTATTGGCGAGGATGTTATAATTCCGCGCCTGTGCTGTGCCTTTGAATAACTTGTCCAGAATTGTTTTATCCTCAACTTTGTTGTTCGCCGACTGAAACAGTGCAGCGGATCCAGGATATTTAATTTCTTGAAGAGCAGCCGTTTGAACTGCTCCGGCGCTTGCTCCCTTGCCGAGTGTGTTTTGAACAGCGTTTATTGCCGCAACGATTCGTTCATAATCGGCGCCTGTCTGAATGTAAAGCTGATCGACGATGCGCGTTTTCTCTTCGTCAGAAAATGGGCCTGTCATTTTCCTCAATGCGCTTTCTTTGGAAACGGCTTTATCTGTCGCTGATATTGCTCCACCGATTGCCGCGCCCATAAGACCTGCAACACCTCCAGCCATTGCCGCGCCTGCTTTAATTGAAACTTTAGCAGCCTTCTTCAAAGCATTATATCGGCCCTCTGTGGTTTTGAGCGATGCCGCAAACTCTTTGTATTTCTGAACGAGCTTCGTTATGCCGGATAAATCTTCTTTAAGAAGCTCTTTGAGCGTCTTTCGATGCTTTGTTGTTTCTCGAAGCTCAGCGCCCTGTATTTTTGCAGCAACACGCAGCTGCTTATTCCTTTCGAGAAGCGCTTTGATTTCTGCATCCGTCCCTTTAACCACTGTTGCAGAAAGGCGTTTTTGTTCGGCCATTTCTTCGCGTGTGAGCGTCTGTTTTGCGTTAAGCACCGCAAGGCGCTCGCGTTCCTTCTTCCCTTGCTCTGTGAGGGAATGCGATAATATAACAGCCTGTTTCGAAAGGTCATCCGTCAAGCGTTTTACCTGCTTTTCGTAAGCCTCCGTTTGGCGCGTTACATCCTCTCCATTTGCCGCGCTCGCTTTGATAGCATCGCTCATCGATTTGAGCGACTTGGCAGCGTCGTCGAAATTGAGCGACTTGGCCTGATCCATGAGCGTCTTGAAATTCAGTCCCATTTCATGGATTTCACTTGTTGCCTTATCATCAATATTAAGCGCGATTGTGTATGATTTCAGTGTTGTTTTCGGCATTTCATAACCTCCGATATTCACAAATTCACAAAACTAATATATAATAAATCCTGCTCAAAATCAACCATTGCAGATGGAGGTTTTATGGAAGATGTTTATTTGAAATTTGCGGAATTGTCGCCAATGATGAAAAAGAAAATTGAACGACGTGCATCTATAATTCTCGCAAAGAAAATCACAGTTTTAGAGCAGGCAAAATCCAAAGCCATCAAAGGGAAGGGACAAAAGCCGCTATTCGGCGCGCGACCAAAAAAGAAAAGTGTTTTCGTTTACGGAGCGAGCCAAAACCCAGCAAACGTCCCATTTCTGTTTTCATCATTGCCGACCGCTGGCCGCGTCCCTTGCACTCCACATCCTGTACAGATTGAGCCAGGTGTTTGGCGCTATGTCAAAACAAATTCAGATACGCGCGCAAATCTCGGCGCCGGCGTCGTTGATTATTACACACAGGAAGCGCCGCAAAACGCATATTTCTATTTTGGCCACAAACGAAAACTGATATTTGCAAAAGAAAGGGATGGCGAGAAATCAAGTCTCTATGTCGAAGCACCTTGGAGCATTCCCGAAAATATCAACGAGGCAGAACAACGCGTTTTAGTTGAACAGGCGTTCGACGAAGCTATGAGCGAATTTTAATGGAGGTCAAGAAATGTCACTGAAAGAACTTATTGCATCTGACATCAAAACAATTTTCCTGAAAGATGATTTGGAGTTTGCCGACGCTCTAACCATTGGCACATCCTCGAACGACACTGTTCAAACATTCGGTTCGCTGCAATCGAATCTTGTAGAGAATAACGCAGGCAACGCAAGCGCTTTGCAGGCGTTTTCGTGGATCCTTTATGTCTCGACGGACGACATTGAATCGTTCCATTTTCGCGTGGGCCAAACAATGTACATCAACAATATAGCATATAAAATCCAAACCATTTCTGATGAAATGGGAGTTTCCTCAATCGGTCTGAAAAAGGGAGCATGAACAAAATGGAAATTTACACACCGACGGCAATCATCGACACAATCTGCATATTTCTCCGTGAGTGCATAGCCTCGAGAAAATGGGGAGCTATTATGGGAAAATCATCGGACGCGCCTGAAGATGCAAATTTGCAAATGCCATACGTCTATTCATTTCTGTGCCCTCCAGATGATATGAATGAAGGCTATCCGCAAAAGATTCCGAGTATTACCGTTATGCTTGGAAATATCAGCATAGACCCAAACACCGGCGCTTTTCGAGTCCCTGTGCAGATTCACACTGCTCAAGTTTACCCGGCTGTGAGCGAGAGTGAAAAGGCCGTCCCAAATGGAAACGGAAATTATGACATCGAACAACGCGAAGGCTACACACGCGAAGAATCCCAGCGCAATCTCTACAAGGACGCGTTATATTTGCTTGAGTCCATCGGCTGCATGGTTCAAAGCATGACGCTCCGAACCGAGAATTTAACAATCACTCCACCGGATCCCACTTTGCCGGATTTTCCATATATCACAGGCCGGATCGATTTCGATGTAACGCAGAATGTTCCGTCATCGATGAAACGCAGCTTTGAGAGCAATAAGGCGTTTATCGATTCATGGCTTGGATAAGGCACAAAAAAGCCCATGAGATTTCCCATGGGCTTTTTTATTTATTCCGTGAAACGTGCTTCAAAGACACAATCCACATTCGGAAGGACATATTTATTGTCTGCGTTCTTCACCTGCTTGACACCATTGACATACCATCCGGCGAAGGTAAGTCCCGTCGCTGAAGCGTCGGCAATGCTGACAGCAGAACCACCGGCCTGATTTTCCAAATCGCTTGGAAGCGTCGCGCCTTCTTCATCACTGTCGAATGATACAGAAATAACAGGCCCAACGACACCGCCAGCGACCTCATTGTTATTCTGCGCGTCCATCGTGATCCACGACCAATTCCGCCAAGGGGCAGGAAGCGGACGGGATTCCATGCGGACAGAAACACTCTGATTTCTCAAGTCAATAAACTGAGAACCAATATATTTGCCGCGCATCTGCCTGAATGTGGAATCGTCCAAATTTTCAGAAATGACTGCAACAGGATCGCAAAGCACACAGCCGCCGCAAAGCGTATGACCGATATTCTGATCAAGCACACACACAAAACCTTTCGGCAAGAAGTGAACCATCTTCTTTGTTGCTTCATCTTTATACCCGCCACTGTAAACAACGACGTCAAGCGGATAACCTGAAAAAACGCAGCTTGCAACTTTGCGCGCTCCCTCATAATCGTCGCCGGTCAATGTCGATTTTTCGGAATGGTATGTTTTGAAAAAGTCCTGATATTTACTATCGTTCGCAAGAAGTGCATAGGCTTCCGGCGAAATCAGCAAAACACGCGGCTCACCGCCATGAATTGCAAGACCATCGACCATGGCACAAATGTCATCATAAGGCGTCGCACCACTTTGACCCCACGCAGTCGCAGGAAGGTAACGCTGCTGATTTCCCGTCGAATCGTCAAAGTAACGAATTACAACAGGAACTTCAGTAGGATCGGTCGGCGATTTGGGCATAGTGCCTTCAATCGCATTATTTAGCAAAACACTCACACAAAGCTGTTCAATTTTGCGGGAAATGCGTTCAGCAGCACGGCTTGCAACAATGCGTTTATAGTCCTGGAAAGCAACCGCACGATTACCATCTGCATTATAACAAAGCGTTTCAAAAAGATTTCGGTCCTGGGAAGTCGGATCGATAGGCACCTCAAGACCGCAGCGAGGAGGCTCAACGCTTGTCGCTTTCCACGTTACAACATTCTCATTTTTGTAACCTTTGGAAACCATCGGCGCCACGCCGAAATCACCTTCATCGAGATCGAATAAAACCTCTTTCGTGACAAACTGATCTTCATCATTCGTCGGAAAGAAAACATCTTGAAGAAGTTTCGCTTTCGGCGCATCGATCAAGTAAGTTTTAGCCTGCGTTACAGTGCTATTGACAGAAATTACATTGGACATGATTCACCTCCTTACCGAATGTAATCAGAAATGTTGATTCGTTTATTAAAATCGTTGAGTTCGTCCTGTGCTTTCTTTGCTTCCGCTTTGGCGCCTGTCTTCGGCACTTTCGCATAAGGCTTCAAAAGTTTAGCATAAAGTGCATTAAGACGTTTCTGAGAATCATCATCGCAGGATGCTTCAAGTTCGTCATTGTCTTTTTTGCCTTCACCTTCAAGCACGCCGACGCGGTGCTCAATCGCGTCAAGACGCTCAACAATTTTTTCCAATAAATCGACCTGCGAAATCTCATCCGCTTTCACTTCTTTGTTTTCGTCGGTCTGAACCTGATCTTTTTTTTCTTCTTCCATTTTCTCGCCTCCAAATATGGCCTTGGCCGCAATTCTGAAAGAACCTTCTTTCGATTCACGGCCAATTATTGAATCAATGATTTTATTATCAAGCGCTGTTTCTGCATCAATCCAATGATCCTCACCGTCAAAATCATCAGCTTTGATGCCTGAAATGCGTCTTGAAAGAATATTTAATTGGGCCCGATTCGCTGCCTCAATGCCTTCATCATGATGTGAAGGCGCTCCCCATGCAGAATGATACATCAAAGCTGCATTTCTACTCATGTTTACAATATCGCAAGATAAAGCCACAAGCGACGCAGCCGAAAAAGCAAATCCCCAAATGTTGCAAATAAATTTAATTGCTTTCTCTTCACGTGCATGCTGCATCCTGTCGGCCATCGCAATGCCATGGAATGCAGAACCACCACCGTTAGCAAGCTCAATTAAAATTTCCTCGCCTTCTTCGGCTGAATCAATCGCAGCCGATAACGCTTCAAGTTCATCGGCATCAATATCGTCAAAAAATCTTAAAACCTTCATTGTGCTTCTCCTTCACCGCTAGACGGTGAATCGTTCAAACGCTCGCCTGTTGCAGGATGACCAAACAGGGCCTCTGCCGCTTCGTCAGCTGTAATAAATCCGGCATCAACTGCCTTGATGTAGAAATCCATTTCTTTTGCAGGGTCAAGTGTTAAAGGACTATCATTCGGCAGCCATTGAGATTCTACCATAATCAGGTCACAAATCAAATCATCCTGAATTAATTGTTTCAGAAATACGCCAAACATTGGCTTTAAGAAAAGCTCAATGAATGCCGTTCGATATCGACGAACAGTATGATTAAACGAACTGCATGCGCCTTTTACCGCGCTGAAATTCGCATCAAATTTCCCAGTCAAAACCTGTTCCGGGATCCCGATGCTTGCACCGATCTGTCGAATCATGAAATCGGCAAAATTTACAAATCCGGTGTGTGGCGCTGTCGGCGCAACAAATTTTATGTCTTCGCCTTCTGCAAGATGTCGTGTTTGTCCAGGAATCGAATAATTCACTTTGTTGATGATTCCGTCTATTGCAGAATTTCCCATAGGCGGGAACCAATTAAAATCATTCGATCCCTTTTCAGGAATCAATGGCGCGTCCAAATCACGCGCCGACATCGTCGCAAATGGATTGAGCGTCTGATTTGTGTTCGTCGTAATTACAAGGCTCATATTTGCTTGTAAAATACTCATCTGCGTTTCACTGTCACAGTATGCCAGAACGCTCCAAATCTGCGTCAAAACAGGCGCTGTCAATGGGAGGCCACGCAGCTGATCTGGACGTTCCTGCATAAAAACATGCAACACCTGCAATTCTCCTTGATCGTCTTCATACGCAATCCGCTCCCATTTCCGATGGGAGCCGTAAGGATCGTCACAGAAATAACACGCAACGGGAATACCAAAATTATTGACTTCGATGCCGTCAATAATTGTATTCCCATTTGCCGCCTTTGCTTCGTCGCCATTAAGTAAATCATCCGGCGTCGAAACAAAATCAGGCTCTTTGATAACCCAGCCATTCCCAAACCTGAAGCACCAGGCTTCACCAGAAACTAACATTGTGGAAAAGACAAGCGTTTCAAGCTGTGTCAAAGTATTTCGATGATGCGCGTCAAGCGCGTGCGTCATCGATATGCGTTCCCATGCCTTTTTTATATCAGAAATATCATAGGATAAAATTTCACTATTCGGCTGTTCGTATCGAATGCCAGAACCAATGACGGCCCGAACTAAACAATCATGAATTGCGCGTGATATTGTCGAAATTGTGTTGAGGTAACGCGCGCGGGAAACAAGCGTTTTTCTCGAACGCATATCCCGAAAAATATCTTTGCTATTCGCAAAGAATCCCGCCATGGACTGCGTTGTGAATGATCCGGAATTTGCTGAATATCCTGTAAACATTTCTTTTTACCTCTACCCCAAAAAAGGCGGGATGCAGAACGAAGGCGATAAATAGGTGTACGTTGCTGTGTTGCGAATCGGACGGCCATTTAATATGGCAAGGATTTCCTCGATCTGTGCCTCAATCTCACGAAGTCCTTTTTTCATATCCCCCAATGATGCGCGAGATTTCGTCACGCTTCGATTCCCCAACGAATAGGATGCAGTCATTTGGCCGGCAGAAAGTTCGAGAATGGCAGTATATAACGATTCGCGAATCTTCCACAGCTGCTCTAAATCCTGTTCCAATTTCTCACGATATGTTTTCGGAAATGCCATTTCAAACCTCCACGAAAAAGCCGGCCAAATGGCCAGCTTTTTTATCCCAAAAGTTCGTTAATCCTTGCACGATAATCGATCCCGTTCACTCGGAGCTTGCTTTGTGAACGATCTATGTCATAGTGCACAACGTTGTTAGAATCGGTCTTCGTAATCGAAACACAATTCATAGCATAATCCGCGACGGCCTGTGATCCAAGCTCTTTTGCACCTTCCGGAATCGACGTTACATAACCACCACAATTCACCTGAAAGCCGACCACATCAGACAATCCGTTTGGCTGCAAAACATTCTCAGTCCACAGAATTTTCCACTTTTTCAATCCGGGCCCAATGAGTTTTTGAGTCTGTGGATTGTCGGCCTCAAGCGATGCAGTCACCTGAATGTTGCCCAGCCGCGTTTGATCGACAATCGATAGAGTTCCCATCATATTGACGTCAGCCGTTTCAAATTCAAGCGCCGGCAATGTAATTGCAACATCGATCGCCGACGGCTCCGATTCTGCTTGTCCGTTATCGTCAAGCGCATAAATCGCAGCGCCATTGATATGTGTAAAACGATTGATTTGATTTAACGCCATGATTTAACCCTCCAATAATACGGCATAGCCTTCAGAAGTAAAACCAACTTTGAGGTCAATATAACGCGCAGGCGGTGTGGTCGTGATGATATTTGTGAAGTAAAATTCACCGCGCTGAATAGTCTCAATCGTATTATCCAGCGGCCTGAACTCACATTTAGGATAACCAAGAAGCGCGCCGATTGCCTTCAAATAATCCAAATAACTTTGTTCTTCTGTGATTATATCTTTGCGCAATCCAAGGTTCATGGGCGCATCGATCGCGTTTCTCCATTTTCGTTGGAATCGATTCCCAAGCATGAGCATCATACGAATCGTTGTATCGAACCTCGAACGCTCATCAGAAACCGTATTATTGGTAAGCGCGGATGTGCCATCTCCCCATGTGTAATAGACATTTGAACCGATATTGATAAACGATGTAATGCCGCCATCGGCGAGCATTGTGGCCGCTTCCTCTGTCAAAATAACAGGCGAGTCATCATCCGCAAGCGTGATATAAGAAACATCAGGCGCGGGAAGATTGCCGATGGAACGCATCGGGACGTCGTGATTTTGAGCATCCGTCACGGCAAGCAAACACGCTTTGTAAAGCGCACTCGAATAAATGCCTGTTGCTGTTTTTATGTGTCCCCAGCACGCAATAAATCGTTCATTCGAGATTTGTTTACTTCCGATAATGCCCTGAGGAATAACAATACCATCCTCAAGCTGCCCAGCACTTTCAACGACATCATATAGGCAAATCCCATCCCAGTGACCGTTTGCTTTTGTGATGTTTATTTTAATCGCTTGCAAAACTTCGGAAACAGATGATAATGGGCAAACGACAATATCAGGCGTTAAACCGAATTTTGGATAAATTCTCTGAATGGCATAACATCCCGTTTGAGTGAGTTCGGCGCCGACAATAGTTTCAGTCGAAATGTCATTTTCGTCACTTTTGCCATCCACGTTGACGTTGATAAATATCGCCTGCGACATATTCATCATGTCAAAGGCAACCTCTGCCGCTTTGCGAAGTGAGCAATCTGTCGATCCCCATCTTGTTTCATAATCTTTTTTTGATAAAACAAGCTGTGGGTCGTTTGCATATTTCGTCGCATCTGTGCCAAGAACTGCGCCGATAATAACTACCGTCGTTGCTGTTGAAACAGGCGTTGACGCTTGTGATGCCGCAAGCTCTGCATAAATTCCATAGTTCGACATTTTAGCCCTCCCTAATGTGTGGTTTGTTGGTCAATGTTCGCAATCTCTACCAACGCCCAAATCTCCCTCAAAGGCGCATGTATCAAGTCAAGTAAAGAAATATAGTATATTTTGGAAAGGTTCGCAAGTGTTTTGCACAGAACTCTTCAATCGGGGATCAGGTATGAATCAAGCGTTTCGTCGGCGAGTGCAAGCGAATCCGCAAGACCGAGTTTCAGCACGTCATTCAATGCAAGCCTTGAATCACCGCGCATTGCTGCGACCCACGCAATGCCTATGCGCAATTCTGAATCGAGTTTAGGTGAGTAAGATCCGTCCACATTTTTTGTAATGAAAGTTTTAATTTTATTGGCGTTTTGAAGATCTGAAAAGGTCAGTGCTTCCCAATCAAATTTCAGCTCCTTCACTTCCTCGCCTGTTGACAGTTTTATTGGTTTTCGTAGCTCAAACATTTTCTCCCTCCTAAAGTGATTTTAATTTTTTTGGTTTGCGAATTGTCGGCATCGTTGCCGGCTCAGAAATAACTTGTTTTGCCTCTTCGTGATGTTCAACGATTTCTTGTTTCGACGTTTCTTCATCAATCGGCGTTTTGCGGATCGACGCAATCTTGCACGACATTAGCCGATAAAGCTCGGCTGCCGCAAGCGCGTAAACAGTGCAATCAAGACATTCGTTATGGAATCCAACCTTGAGTTTATAAAGCGTATATCCGGACGCGGCTGTTTCCTTCGTTTCGGACGTCATTTGCTCAAAGAAATTTTCGTCGAAATGCGCGTCCGGATCAGCAGTAAAATAAAAGTTTGCGTCACGATTTGCAATGATTGATGACAGCTTATCATAAATAAAATCCTTGCAGAATCGAGTATTGACAAATGTGAGATCGACCTTGCCGGTTCCATTGCCGACGCCTCGAACTGCCTTTCTCGAAATGCGGTCAATGACTGTTTGTTCTTCCACACTCATCAAATATGATCGACCTTTCACTGGCCTCCACCAAGGAATCTGCAAGCCGAGCGAAAGGATTTCGTTGTAGAAATGGCCCCCGCAATCATGGCACAAAAGATTAATGTAGAGCGTGCGACCGTCCACCGTCTTGCAGCGAAAGTCTTTGATATAGGTTTTAAGGCGTCCCCAAACAGACGCATCAAATTCAAGCTCGCCGATTATTTGCGTGTGTTCGATGAAGCATATCTTGTCATGATTCGAACTCATGCCAATGATCACGACCTCGAATAGACTATCCTGGGTATCGATCCCGGCAAAGACGTCCGTAACCCATGAATAGAGCGTATCTTTTGTGTAGGCATGTCGATGAATCATCAATCCTGTATAGTCCGTAATTTCAAAGTTTGGAGGTGTGTAAGGCTCACCAAGCGTCGTATTTCTGAATGATCGGACAGCAGCCAGGCTTAAAGATTCGGCCTGTTTGCGCTCCTTCTCCAACTGCTCCCACGTATATATTTTGTGCATGAGAGTAGCATAGACGCGAAATGATCGACAAATGCGGCCATTATCATCATGATATGGTTCGGCGTTCTTCGGCGCGGCATACAAATGGTCGAGATTGATTATATCACGCTCAGAAAATGCCTCTCCACACGTTTCACATGTGAAGGTGGGTATTTCATTGCTAAACGAAATTTCGTCAAACCTGACCGCATTTGCGGCCCCGCAATGGCACTTCACGCACCAATCTTCCTGCGTTCCCATCAAATAATGCTGTGTGATGGATCCTTCCTCGACCGTCGGTGTCGATGTAAGTACCGCCATTGAGTCTCTGAACCGGAGCTGTCTTTTGAGCGCTAAAAGTATTGGGTCGCCTTCGTTCTCCAACTCTTTCACAAAACGGTCAAGCTCATCCAGAAAAAGATATTTGACTGGCGTTGAACACAAATCCGATGCTGACCCGCTTGAACCGAATAATAAATTTGCGCCGGATGCCAGCGATATATTTGCCACGCTTGAAGACCGATCTTCGACAAATACACCGCGTTTCAAGCTCTTGACATCTGCAAATTCCCGAAGGAAAGGTTTAACGCGATTCTTTGAAAGACGAAGCGCGGTCTTTGCAGTGTCCAGGATGACAAGCGAGTTCGTTGGGTCATAAATTGCCATGTGAGCGAGCAGGTTTACAATCATCTGTGTTTTGCCGCATTGCGCTGGCGTCGATACAACCACGCGACAGTTATGCAGCGTGTCACTTGCTGCGCGTGTCGGCTCTTTGAGATAAGGCGTCACGTCGAAACTGAACGGCCCGGAATCACGAAGAATGACATTTGATTCAGCCCACTCATCGGCATAAATAAATTTTTTGTGAGCAAATGATGGAATATTGTATTGCAAAAATCGCCTCCATCTGAATTATTATCCCCCCAAAAATTTGAAAAGGTCGGTGCCGCCGATTCGACTACTACCAAACCAGCCCCCCAGGAAGGACCCATTTTATTTTGTGTCGATGCCATCAAAGAATTTTCGGAGCGCTTCCACCTGTGCCGCACATCTGTCAAACGATTCACGCGCATCAAGAAGCGCGTCGATTAAATCCTGATTTGTTTGGATTTCTTTTTGAGCCATTACACAAGGCGTTAAAAGCTGCTCAGGCGGCCTGATATACTCAATTTGTGGGCTGTATGTGGTCGCACAAGCGTTCGTTAAGTACACGACACAAGGCGTCAGGAACAGCCGCACTGCTCCACGCTTTGACCTCGCTGTTTTTGTTTGCTTCGTCGATCTCATGCCGTTCCTCGCTGTAATTTAATTTAATTTCCTCTACTCGCTTACAATACTCGGAAATGGATTTAATTTCTGCCTGCGTCGATACAATCCGATTATGCAGTGATTCAAGCTCCTTAGCCTGTTCCTCAATCGTTACATTCATTTGTGCAATTTGCCGTTTGTGCGACGCTCTATTCATTGCCAGACCGCTAAAGCCAATCAATGCACAAATGACAATTATTTGAATTTTCCAGCTCATCGATCGCGCTCCAATTCGATCTCAACACGCGCCAAGAACATGCGCCACGCGAAATTATGTGATTCACCGTTGACAAGATTTATGTCATCGCCGACGAAAGGACGTGGGCAGACTTTCCCTGTGACATCAAAATGACGAACGACGTGATCAAGTGGAATGTTATATTTCCGCATGAGTTCAGCAACGAGCGAAGCTCCTTGAACCAAAACTTTTTCGGTAAAATACCAATCGCAATCTTTGACGCTTCCGCTTTTCGTGTTTTTCTTGTGCTCCACAAGATCAACGCCGATGGAAGTAGCATTGCATGCAGGAAGTTTGTTTTCTTTCTTGAAGCCTCCAACATGCCAGGCAGCATTTGAATCCTCGACAATCTGAAAAACGCCATCATCGCCGACAAAATAATGCGTCGAAACTGACTGCTTTCTGACTTGTGCTTTTTTGGCAAATTTTCCCGCATTGCCGTTCGCTGTCGGCGTGCCTGTGTAGTGAATAACAATCCACTGGATTTTATTCTTCCCACGGTATCCAAATCGGCTTTTTTGCTTTCCATCGTGATCGATGAAGCAACGATTTTTAATAATCATTTTCTCCATGATTCAGCATCCTTGGTTCATATTTCCCGATATATTTCATTATAACATCATTTAATTCTTTTCTCAATAAATAATAATCTGTTTCCGTCATTGTCAGTCCCAAATAAAGACATTCATCGCATAGTGAAAGAAAAGCGCCGGACGCAGATGCGTATTTTTCGCGCTGTACGGCCTCACGTGCAATGTCAATGAGCTGTTCAAAATTGTTCCTGATTGATGCTTTCTGTTTATCCATTATTTTCTCCTTAAAAATCAAAAGTCTTTTGCTGTGGTCCTTCGTGTCCCATTTCTTCAAGCGTTGTCCAGTCCTCACCTTTCCAGTCGTAGAAGCGCACAATCATGGGAAAGAATAGCATGTCGCCGTGGATGATATTTCGATCAAAGACAAACGCTGCGTCACGCCATTTGACACCGCTATCCATGGCGATCTTAACGAGCTTTTCACGGCATATCAGAACATTGTCATGCTGGATGTCGATGCCGTAACACGTTTGGCACGCGCGGAGCTTTTGTGCATAAGTCTTGGCGAGCGCTAGCTTTCGGCGCAGAATACACGTAATGAAAGCGCCTTCTCCACAACAGGGCTCAAAAACGGTCGATTCGATCTCACAAGCCCCTTGGACTTCATCAATCATCTTTTCCGCCATCCATCGTGGCGTCAAGACCTCAGCGAATTTTCGGACGCGCTCTTTCGATTTAATCCCGTTGTGCGCGTTCTCGTCGAACCATCCGTATTTCGCTTGATATTCAGCGTCCGTCATGGTTCTTCACCTTTCCACGCTTGCATGTGAGTAAGTTGTTTTTGCGCTTGCCAGGCAAGTTTCGGCGAGGATAGCCAATGGTTCGCAATATCGACGCAAGCCATTGCCGCGCTCCCATAGCCATTTACCACTAATCCGAAGCGCAATCCGGCGGGAAGCGAGCTCCATGTGCTCCAATAGTATGGTAGCGCATCTGTGAATAGCGTGTATGCCGCCTTGTCTGTTTGTGTTATGGTGTGCTTTTTCATTCTTTTCTCCTTGCAATGACTTCTTCATTTTCGATTCCCTCCTTGTTGGGTTCTGCCTTGAACGTGATCGTTATTCGCTCGCCGTGATTCGGATCGGCTTCAATCAGACCGCCCCGCTGGCCATGGTACAGCTTGTAAAACGTGACACAACTTCCCCATGCGTGCGGGTAGATTTCCTCATCGTCATCGAAGTACTTATCCAACGTTTTCTTAAACTCCATGTATTTCATTCGTCTTTCTCCTTATCTTCGTTTCCCCCCCTTGTCATTGCTTCTAAAATTTCATCGATATATACCCACTTAAAACAATTATGCGGATCATCGATTAGTACTGTCATTGGTTTTCTCCTTTTCGTGTTCTATGTGTTCGGCGAGTGCGCGGCAAGCCACGTCTATGGCGAGCCCGAGCGCTCTTGGGGCTGCCATCTCCACGGAATCGTCGCCGCGTCGCCAGCGATTATGCCATTGAAGTAGCTCCAGCGCTTCCTGTTCAGTCATGTCATTCTTCGTCATTGTCTGTCTCCTTCATTTCAATTTGTTGTTTCCATAAATGCTTATATACCTCATCCAGACTTATCCACGCATCCACGATGATGCTTTCAGCTATGGGCGAACACCATTCATCATAATGTCGCCACCCTAGCTCGCCATTAAGAAATGCCTTAAAGATGAACACATCCTGATGCTTGAAACATGGAGATGAATCGAAGTGGTATGACACAAGACATGTTTCCATGCTATGCACGATAGGGTCTTCATCTGTGGGATATTCGACATGAGGAAGGTCGCCGTCTTTGCAAAAATGCCATCGTATATCGTTTATCATCGTTCGATTCCCTCCAAATACTTCACGCGACGGATCAATCCGCGTGCCTCCGTCGTCATGCCGCGCTTTTTGAAATTATGTCCACCCATGTTCCATGCCGCAATTATATCATCACCAGAAAATCGTTGTGAAAGGTCTTTGAGATACGATGCAGCCGCACGCGTTGCACACTCCAAATCCTCAAGAGTGTCGCATCCGTGGGCTCGGCCTGTCGCCGGCATCATCTGCCAGAATCCTACCGCGCCACGATGCGAACGAACGTCTTTCGAGCGACATCCGCTTTCTGCGACCATAAGGAAATAAAAGCGCTCAGGAAGGCCGTTTTCTTTGAGAATTTTGACCACAGACGCACGAAAAGGCTCACACCTGATTAAACGCTTGTCTGTGTCGCAAAATGCCAGTGTGGGCAAAATTAAGGCGAAAAAGAAAAAAGCCGCGATTTTCATTCAAATTTGCACCGAAATTCCGACGTTGTTTTTGGCTGCTCACTCTCCTCGATGGCTTTTTGCCGTGTGTCGATTTCGCGTTCCAGGTAGACGATTGCCTTCCGAAGGTCTTTTATCGCATCTGCGTCGCTTCCCTTGTGACCGCATCGACAGATGTATTTTGCGACGTTCCCCAGATTAAAACCAAGTCCGAACGACTCGATGAAGTCAAAGACCTGAACGTTTCCTTTCCCCAAATAATGCTTTTCTGCCATGATTTACCTCTCAATCAGTAAAGTTTTTTGTTGTTTTTCTTATCTTTTGATGACCACTCCGAACGAGGTCAACACGATCGCAGGCCGGAATTGCAGTGTCTCGATCCTGATGCTTTTCAAGATAATCGTGCATTTTGCTGGCAAGACATTCCCGCCTAAAAGTGAGTGTTACCACTGCATCAGCTGGCAGCATCGACAGTAAAACATCCATACGGTCTTTTCTCAGGCGAATTGATGTGTAGACTTTGCATGTTTCCCTCGTGTTTGTAATTTGTTCCACAGCGCTTGCCCAGCGGCAATTCTCCGGGCTATAACCTTTCTCGACATCAATGCGGTCAAGCGAGCGATCGACGGAATAACCGTTATCCCAAGCCCAGTCCATAAACGCGGTAAAAGACCTAGACCAATCATCGCAAATCTTGATTCCTCGGCCACCATAATCGATGTAATCTTTTGACGTTTTGACCTCGCAGCGTTTTTTCATTCCGCGCCAAATTTCATAAAGACGCGTCCCGCTTCTACATGATGGTTTCATTTCTGCACCTGCTTTTTCTTGCTCGCCTTGGAAGCGTGTGAAGACATCTCAGCCAGTTTTTTATCTATCGTATTCGCCGAAGACAATTCGACTCGAACGTTTGACAATGATTCTAGGATACTTTCGACCACCTTCATGATTGTCGCTTTTTGTTCAATCGTGAAATCATTTTCATTTGATAACGTTGCCGGGATCCTCACAACCGAATCATAAACAACTTTTATCACTTTTGAGAACTCTGAAACAGCCACATCATTGTAACAAATCTCACCTTTTTCACGATCCAGCATGATCAACTCTTTTTCAAGCTGCAACTTTTCTTTCTCGGCTTTCAATGCAAGAAGTTCTTTTTCAAGCGACAGCTTCGAATCATCAGGCGAAGCCTGATCCGGCGTGTCATATCGATACATCTTGTTCAATGTCGTGATTGCATTGAGGATTGCATTAACGCATGTAGGCGTTAAAATGCTGCCTGCTTGTGTTTCGATATATCTTGCAAGATTCCCGTTCATTTCCTGCTTTGCCAGATCGATAATCATTTTGAGATTGTTCACAGAATCCTCAAAACTCCACAACGGATTTTTGTATCTGTCTTTTAATTCGTCTTTTTTGATTGCTTCGATTTCTTTGACTTTTTCTTGATAGTATTGTTGCCCAAGTTCTGAATGAATAATGCGTGATACAAATTCGCAATGACGATTTTTAGCCCAGCCTTTGTGACCAGGATACACGCTTAAACTCGCCTCCATATAAGACGAACCAGAAAGAACAAAATCAATCACTTCTTTCTGTTTCAGGCTCAGGCGCTTGATCCTTTCGTTTTTTTTGCCATTTTTTGCCATTTTTTGCCATTTTTTTACATTAAATAACTTACAATTTCCTTGACGGCTGTTTCTGCACCGTTGCACACGACAGCTTTGTAACCAAATCTATTTAGCAATTCCAGCATTTTGGTCTGATTCTCAGACACAACACCGCCTTTTTTCTTCTTCATTTCGATAAAAAGTCCGTTGAAATCCTTTCGTGGGACGGCCAGGAAGACGTCAGGAACGCCGGCTTTTACGCCTTCATCTTTTAGCAATTTTGCCGTGATTATGTTTCTTTTCCCTCCGTTCGGAATCGCAAAAAGAAGCTCCGATGGTATCTTGTAACGCTGGCACATGATCGCCCACCACTCGAATAAAAATTTCTGTTCCTGATGCTCTTCGTTGCTGTAACTCATCGCTCCTGATCCCATTTCGCAAGACTTTTTAATGAATCATTTTCGCTGACATATTCATCGGGATTCATGCAGCAAGGCTCTTGTTGCATGACGTATCTGCACAGATCACGAGCGAGCTTTTTCCGGTTCAAAAGCTCTGCTGTTCGGCGCTTATATTTCCGCCTCTTGAACGATTTATCTGCTCTCATTTCTCCCTCTCGATCCAGCGAAGGACGCCTTGCAAGGCGTCTGTATTCGCTTTGATAACGTCCTTCATTTGCTCGTTCATGACTTTGATTTCGTCAAACGCCTTCGTCGAATTGGTTGCATGATCCACAAGTGCCTCCCTCAGTTTTGCTTCCAAAGTATTCACGCGCCTGTATAAATGTAGGCACACAAAACATAAGGCTGCAACGATTGCATAAAGCCCAAAAGTGGAAAGCATCCCAGCGCCGGTGCTGATTCCGTTCAAAGTCTCCATGGTCACACCTCGCTAAAATGGAACATCGTCATCATAAAACTGCTTTGATGCGAATGTTTGTGGCTGTGGCTGTGCCTGTGGCTGTGGTTGCGACGCTTCAAAACTACCTTTATTGACAGCGGATGCCAGATATTCGTTTTCGTAATTCGGAAGCTCGCCTTCACTAAATCCGTTTACATAAACGCTTTTTCTCGGCTTGTGATCAGCTGTTTCGCCATACGTCTTTACGTTTACAAGCATAACTTTACGAAGAACTGTGCTCATCGCCGGAATAATATCCGTGATATTTTTCGGAATCGCTGGCAGAATCTTTTTCAATTCGCTTTTGAAAAAGCCCATGCTTTGCTTGCTTTTCAGATCGCTGAATTTGCGGAATTTCTTTCCCGCATCCTTCCCGGCGTTAATGATAAACGTCCACGTAATCGACGGATAAACCTGCGTCTTATCGGCGTTCGTTTTGTTTTCCATGCTTACTGCCGAGAATACCACAGAATACTCGCCATCATCAGGCATGATAAAAACATTCTCATTCTCAGGCGGGATTTCCGCTGTTTCCCATTCCATCTGCAATACTGTGTAATCCATGGCTATTTACTCCTTTGTGTTTTGATAATGCTGTTTGAAAATTGCGTATTTGAACGGCATCTTTTCGGGAAGACGTCCCGTTCTGTCGCCTGCTTCGTAGAGCGTCGAAGGTGAGCAACAAAGAATTCTCCGGTGCTTGATTACGCCATCGGAATCGACAAATTCTTCTTTTGCCGCATAACCTATTACATCAACAAGACTGCATATTATGCCACGTGCACGATCGGGAAGCGTCGGAACGGTCTTTTTCACCTTTGCGCCTGTCTCCAGATCAATTTCATCAAAGCGCGCATGAGACACAAAAACAAGTCCTTTCCCCAGCGATTGCAGCGCCTTCACTGTGCGTTCAAATTCCTGCTGAACGAGCGCAAATCCCTTGCCGTAAGGCAGGTCACCGATAAAATTCACTTTATACTGCTGCAAAATATATTCTTGGCAATAGAACCAGAAATTGTCCACTGTGTCGATGATGATAGTTGAAAAGCGCGCATCCGCTTTCAATGCTTCCACGACCTCAAGAATATCTGTCCACGACTTGCACAAAACGTTATACGTTTCCAGATGATTCAAGCCTGGTTCAGTCGCGAGAAAAAAAGCATTTTCAAAGCGTGAACAAAATGTTGATTTACCGATTTTCGGCGCGCCATAAAGTAACATTAGAACTTTTGAGGCATCCGCGCTCGGCTTCTGTGGAGTTTTAGGCAACTCTATCATAAGAACCTCCCTCTTTGTTAAAAAACGCCATCGCTGGCAAAATTATTTATTACATTTAGAATCCTCGTTGTCAAATAAAAAAGCCGCTGAAGCGTGGAATCAGCGGCTCTTGTTTCTGACACGAGGGAGTGTGTTTTGAAACGTGAATTATTTTATTCACGACGCTGCATATTGTCAAATTTAATTTCTACCCAAGGCTAGTTCATCAAGCCTTTCCCGATACTCAGGATCGTTTCGGCGCTTCTTCATACGTTGAAACATCTTCACAGGATCGAGAATACTCTGCTTGTCCATAAAATCCATTTCAGAATCATCGGAGCAATACAGCGATTTACTCAGATCATGCTTTTTCTGATAATTTTCCCGACAACACCTATTTGTGTGTGCCGTCCTGCAATTTGGACAGCCATTGCACTGCAAGCCGTAGGAGCTCGCCACAAATGACATTCCGCACAAATGGCAGCGTAAAACGTGCGTGCTTTTATCAATGCTGTTGATAATGGTATCACCGTTTTTATTTGTCCATCCCGGCTCAAAACTCATGATCATGTCTCCCTATCAAAGCAGCTTATAAATCAGTGTTGCAAGCGTCAAAATGAAGCTGATGCAAAATAGCGCGAAATTCACAGACGGACTAAGCGCGCCGGTGTCAAAGTATTCGTTGATATAATCCATCATGGTTCCACCTTTACCTTTTCGCCATTGCGAATGCTGCTGCCATCGCATTAAAATGATCTTTGCTCGCATCCTGGCACGCTTTCACGCGCTCGGCTTCAAGCTCCTCAAATTTCGGGATGAACAATTTTTGACGAAGCAAATTCAGAACATGCAGGCCCCGTGACAGCATCGTCAAAAAATCGTCGAATCCCATCTTTCGGCGCATCTGCGTGAAATTCTTGTCGATCTTCTTTTGGACATATTTCCGATAACAATCTGTAGTTGCTCCCTCATAGATGAAGTAGACGGAACACACAACAAAATCACGCTGCACCGACGTCAGCCAGTTTTGAAGTGTATTCGCGCCGAAGATTGTATCATTGAACAGGATGCCAATGTTATATTTCACGTCGAGTTTTTCGATAGCCTTCTCCAGAACTTCAGTGAAGAATCCGGCATTTGATAACATTGCCACTGTGTCACGATTTTTAATTATATCCTCAACTTTCGCATCGAAGAAAGATGCGATCATAAATAGAAGATTCACCGTTCCATTGGAAACAAGCTGCGATGCAAAGCGCGAAGGACTGTTCATCCATGGACGAAGGTCAGCGGCTATGATGTCGGCCATTGCGTCATAATCGGACTGCTTGATTGTGTGATCAATGAGCTTTGTCATTTTCGTCATCCCTCCAAATGTTTTTTTCTGTTTCCCGAAGTATCCTCTTCGCCATACAAACTTCATCAAGCTCCGATTCTTTACACTGCTTCCAGTTCAGCTGTGTCTCGATTGATTTCTTCATCGGGATGAAACTACGAATCCCATAAAAATCGAGCGCGCATTGCAAGCAGCAAAACACATGACCGTCGCCTGATGTGTCTGCATAATCGCCTTCGGTCAACATGTCTCCACAATTATCACATTCAACATAATTCACAAGTTTTTCCATTTCTCACCTCACAAATTTAACATCGTTCGCCGACAATGCACATTCTTGACTACAATACAGATCGCCGCCTTCGTCGGTATAGGAATTATCACCACAAGACTTACCACACACTGCACAAAGCGCATCCCTCGCTTTGATTATGCCATTGTCCTTCATGGCACACTCTGCACTGCAATAGCGAGCAATGACATATCCTTCATCATCTCGCATCTCATGCCACTGCATGCCTGTAATATTCTTTTCACACTTTTCGCATTTCATTTGGCACCTCCAAGCGTTTCCTCTCTCATGCCGTTTCTCCCTCTAAAAGCATTCCTCGAAAATTGCCTGTGAGCGCTTTTTTGAGGTTCAGGCGAGTAAGTGTCCGCCTGGAACCCAAAAAGTCCCACAGACGCTAAAATTTTGCGACAATGAACCATCCTTGCAAATGGTTTTAAAATCTCTGATAGCCTGGCTTGTTCCAGTCGTAAATGTTTATCACATTATGATCAACGAATTTATAAAGCTCCCCAGGATATGGAAAAAAGCATTTTCCCGACTGCTGATATTTTGTAAGCGCTTCATCGAACTCGCTTTCTGTGACATCCGCAAACACCTGAATATAGCCTTTCACGATTTCCCGCATCGCCACGACAGTTTTTTGGCTTCGAGCGAGCTGAAAAATCTGCATCATAGCCTCAAGACGCTGCCTAATAGCTTCTTCGTTCACAGCTCACCTCGGACCACTTTAAGCAGTGTTTCACGGCTTGCAGGCGCGTTTTCGTTGATGGTTTGTGTCGAAGCCTGTTTGGCCGTCGGCGCGCTTCCGAAGATATAATTTTCCTTCATCCATTCAATGCAGGAATAGCCGGCGCCATCGGCACGCAAAATGTTAAGCTGCGTTAAAATATCCCAAACAATCTGTGCGTGCTTTTTTGAAATTTCATAAAGCCGGGAAATATCCTCACTTGAACGATATGGCCTGAAATTATCGGCACCATCTGCCATCATCTGCAAAAACACAAATCCGCGCGCTTTCTGATTGCAATCGCCCTTCCCAATAGACGTTGTTAGTTTGCGCATTGCCTCGCTATATAGCAGCGCATTCGACATTTTGAAAAACATATATACCTCCGAAATTTGGTTTTATATGCCGATCTTGTGTTTTATGCAAGATCGGCATCGAAAAAAAGTGAAGATGATTTATTAGATTCCGTTGATATATTTGTTTACTGCGTTCAATTTTCCGTCAACGTAGGCAGCGCGGATGCCTCGAATTATTTCAGCATTTTTTTTCAAGCCAGCATCCATAAGGCGCTCGCCATCTTCTTCTTGATACGAAGCAAAATCATCAAGCCAATGGATGATTCTGTCGAACTCCTCACCGCCATAATGACGATGTTCGATTTGGTTCAAAACATAAAAAGCAAATTCGCGTCCGTACATGATCAAATCCTCCAAGATTTGGTTTTATTTTATTGAAGGCGCGGCATCATGCCGCGCAAATAGTTTACGCCTCGATGTCCTCAAAAGGCCCTTGTGGTTCAATAATATAAGCCGCGAGACATTCCGATTCAATCCTACGCTTTTCATTGCACGCTTGAACCCAGTCGTCGCAATAAATGACGTGTTCAAAGTCGTTCCAGTCTTTTGCTGTTTCCTCGGCATCCTCCCAGGACGCGATAACGGCATAAGGCGTTTTGGCTGGGATCTTTTTTGAGATCGTTTCGATGGATTCTTGTGACAACATAGCTTTTTCTCCTTTTTGAAAAAACTGGGGATGCCGGCGCTAAAACAAAGGCTTGGAGTCCTTCCCCATCCCCTTTAGCGTTAGCCTGGACATGTGAATGGGACGCCGGCAAAAAAAGCAGAAAAGCTGTATGTCTTCCAAGTGTTTCGAGGCCTGTTTTAAGGGCCTGAAGCTCTCGCTTCGTGGCTCCCTTTTAACGGGAGCCGGGAATTTTGTCAAATTATTTTTTGATTTTTCTTAAAAAGCCTCTTCCATGAAGCGAGCTTCAGCAGCCACAAGCGCCTGGTAGACGGCTTTGAGCTCTTCGTACGCATCGAAATACTCGTCGATTTGGTCGCTCATCGCCTTCCATGTCGCCATCATTGGAGCGTGGAACGCTTCACTGCTTCCCAGCGTTTCGACGGCTTTCAGACCGGTGACGATGTCTTGGTAAAGGCTGAAAAAGTCGCTTTTTTCGTCGGCATCAAGTTCGCAAGCGGCCGCGTTTTCTGGCTTCAAAAGTGTTTCAAGAAGCGTTCGCACGCGATAGACCTTGCTGATAAAGTCGTCATTAAGATCGCAAGGGCCGTGAAAAACGAAGTTTGCAAAAAGATTCTTTGCGGAAATGGCGTTCATTGTTTGTCCTCCAAGTTTTGGTTTTATCGAAAGGCCTGTTTTAAGGGCCTGCGATCCGGTTCATCCGTCTCGCAAGTCCCCTTTAACCACACCGGCACCGGAAAAGCAAATATTTTTTTCGTTTTTTTCGGTTTTTTTAATCTTCCTTGCTCAAACCTTTACAGGACAAGTGTTTAAGCGCTCCGTTTTTTTGGTTTTTTCGACGCTGATGCCAGGCGCTCAAAAAAAGCAGCACATTTTTCGGCGCATTTTTGCGCGAAAACTGATCAATTTTTGGCGCATTTTTGCGCGAAATTTCGCGAAATTTTCACGCGACTTTTCGCGAAAATCTTCCAAATTTCCTCGGCACCGACATTGCTAAAACCTTTATGCTGTGCAACTTTGAGGCACATCCGTTTTTTGAAGGCGCCGACGATTTTTGCGTGAACCTCGCTCAAAATTGCTCGCACTTTTTCGCGCTTTTCGCTCCAATTTTGCGCAAAAATTGATTCGTTTTTTCGCGAAAATAACGCGTCGAACTGTTCGGGATTTCCGAACAGCTCAAAACGCTCAATTTTTGCCTGTGACGCGCCTTTTTTGCTCATGCCTGCTCTCAGTCGGCTAAAGCCTCAAAATCCTCTCACAACGAAAATTTTGAGGCTTTGCGTGCATATTTCGGTTTTGCTTCCGCTCCCATGATCGCATGCTTGAAAAATCAGAAAATCCTCTTATGAGAGAAAAGGGGAGGGGTCGCGCGCATGCGCGCACGCGCGCGCGCGTCTTCCCTCTCTATTCTTATTTTTCTTTATTCTTTATTCTTTATAATGATGTGTTGGCAGGCCTTCGGGAAGGCTTCGGGAAGGCTTCGGGAAGGCTTCGGGAAGGCTTCGGGAAGGCTTCGGGAAGGCTTCTAAGCCTTAGAGAAGGCTTCTGAGTTATCCACAGGGTTTATCCACAGGCTATCCACACGATGGAGGGA